AGGCTGTTGCAGAAGAGCCACACATTGTTATCGGAAACGTAACCGATAAGTTGATGCGCTTCCGCCCAATGGGCTGGTACGGCGTACTCGGCTTTGCACGTTATCGTGAAGAAGCACTGTATCGTATCGAATCAGGCTCCTCAATCGCAGCTCTCTAGTTGATTGACTCTGAAGGGTAGGCCTAGAAACCTACCCCTTGGGGTGAGTTCATTAGGAGGACTTATGACCGAATATATCTTCACAACCCCCACGGCTGAAGAGGGTCCTGCTGGTGGTGGACGACTGTTTTACTTTTATAAACTTGACAGAGGTATTACAATAGTACTAAAACCAACTGGTGGGTACGCACAAATTCGATATCCTGTTGATGGAGATTTAGCTAGTTACCCACAAGTCTACGAAGGTGGTTATAACCACATAGTAGATGATGCCACAAAGGCAGCACTTATCGCTGGTGGAGTTGGTGTCACAGAAAGTAACTTTACTGCAATATGAAACATTGGGAACATCACCCTGAACCAGTTGAAGGATGCTTTGGCTGTAAGGGTTTGAGTATACAGATGAACGCAGGCGATGCTCATAGTCAAAGGTATATGCCGACTAAAGCGTTTAACAAAGAATTGGATGCTTACAAAGAGGCTAGGGCCCAAGGCATTCAACCAGCTGGAACTTCTATGAGTAAGATTCAGGAAGCGGTTAAGGCTAGTGAAGTCTTAGGTAAACCCTATGACTCTAGTAAGATGCCACCAGCAAAACATATCAACAAAAAATCAGCAGCAGTACTAAATCAACTAGGAGCATAATATGCCAATGGTAAACGGAAAAGAATTTTCTTACGGCAAAAAAGGTATGGCTATGGCAAAGAAAGAAGCCAAGAAGTCAGGTAAGAAAATGGTTATGAAAAAGGGTATGAAGAAGGCCGCAATGAAGAAGATGGGCAAGAAGAAGTAATTATGCCTATGGAAAATATGAAGACTCCTCATACATTCCGTGAGGAATGGTTGAAGTCTAGATATTCAACGGCAGAAAATTATATTCCTTATGAAGAATATTATGCTGCTAGGGTTAAATCAGAACCTAGACTACAGGCTCGTGCAGCAGGTAGGGCATTTAAAGACGCAACCAAAATGTTAGCGGAAAGTAAAAAAGCCTTAAAGAAAAGCAAGAAGTAATGTCATCAGGACAATTGAAACCGCACCGCGGTTTTAACTCCGTGCAAATCAAAGACGGATACGTGGTGCGGTTAAACAAAAATGGAACAGTAAGAGCAATACTAGGAAAGTATGGGGAATATGGCAAACAAAGCGGACCCAAGGCTTAAGAGAGCAGGCGTATCAGGTTTCAATAAACCTAAGCGCACACCTAACCACCCAAAGAAGTCACACATTGTTGTGGCTAAAGAAGGCAGCCAAGTAAAAACTATTCGCTTCGGCGAACAAGGCGCTAAGACTGCTGGCAAACCAAAGGCTGGTGAGCCTGACAGAATGAAGAAGAAGCGTGCATCATTTAAGGCACGCCACTCAAAGAACATTGCCAAAGGAAAGATGTCTGCTGCTTACTGGGCAGATAAGGTGAAATGGTGAAGAAGAAAGCCAAAGCAAAACCTAAGACTAAATCTAAAGTTAATGAGGCTGGTAACTACACCAAGCCTGGTATGCGTAAAGCATTGTTCGAAAAGATTAAAGCTGGCTCAAAGGGTGGAGACCCAGGAGAATGGTCTGCCCGTAAAGCACAGTTACTTGCTGTGCAATACAAGAAGGCTGGCGGAGGTTATAAGTAATGCCATTGGCTAAGTCACAGAAGTCATTAAAGAACTGGACTAAACAAAAGTGGAAGACTTCAGACGGTAAGCCTTCTAAAGGTAAGAAAAGATATCTGCCTGAAGCAGCGTGGGATAAATTAAGTCCAGCCGAGAAGGCTGCAACTAATAAAGCCAAGGCTGCTGGTAATAAAAAAGGCAAGCAGTTTGTTAAACAACCCAAGTCAATCGCAAAGAAAACGGCAAGGTATAGATAATGGCGACAGGCACAGCAGGTAGTTCATTTACAAGCGAACTTAATCGCTTAGCAAATAGTGGGACATATCCAGTATTGACTTCATACTTGGCTGCCACTGGTGCTGCCAACCAATATGCAGGAACAACAGGTAAGGCACTCATTGGTGCGCTTAACCTAGAAGCAGATGCCAACCGTCAGCCTAATGACTTCAAGGCTCTTGGCGGTATCTGTAATGAACTAGCAGGGACAACTAATCTTTCACCTACTGACGCCTTAAGGAGCATTAACCTGTGACAACACTTAGCGAAATGATTGATGAGACTTTAATCAATCTATCAGGTTATACCTATCAGCAAGATAGAAGTACCTACCTAACCTCAGCAGTAACTACTCTTACTTCCCCTAGTTCATCTCCCACCGTACTAAGCCTAGGCTCTACTGACTCAGTAGGCAAGGGTATTATCGAAGTAGGCGAAGAGTTAATGTGGGTTGATTCCTTTGACCGTGTTGCTAACACAGCAACCATTGCGCCATATGGTCGTGGCTACCTAGGCACTACTGCCTCAACTGCTGCTGTAGATACCAAGGTAACTATCTCTCCAATCTTCCCACGTTATGTAGTCAAGCGTGCTATCAATGACACTATCCGTGCTATGGGCACACAACTTCTTGTTGTAGACCAGACTACCTTTACATACAACTCAGCCGTCACAACCTATGAGTTAACTGATGGCAGTGGTAACCCACTTAATATTGAGAACATCCTAACTATGTCTTGGCAGGATATTGGCCCAAGCCAAGAGTGGATAAATGTACGTCGTTATACCTTTGACCCAAAGGCTGAATCTGGAACTTGGGGTGCAAACGCACAGACAGTTACCATTGGAGATTATATTACCTCTGGCCGTACAGTCAAGGTTAACTATGTCAAACAGCCATCAGCCTTTACGGCTTCTAACCAAGTCTTTACAACCCAGACAGGATACCCTGAATCAGCAAGAGATGTGGTAATCCTTGGTACAGCATACAGACTTCTAACCTACCTTGACCCAGCACGTGCCTCTCAGATTAGCCCGCAGGCTGATGAGATTGATGCTAAGCGTCCGTTCGGCTCAGCCAACACAGCAGTGCGACAAATATTTTCACTTTATCAACAAAGACTTAGAGAAGAAATACAAGCCTTCCAGGGTCAGTACCCAACCCGAGTTCACTACAGCCGATAGGAACATAAATGACAACACGCCAATACTCGTCCCGTAGCCAGCAGTCAACACTGACTAGCGCTATTACCGCAGGTGCTGCCACAATGACTGTGGTATCAGGCACTGCTCTGCTAGGTGGTGTTACTATTCCTTCAGGCAGAACCTATACATTGGTTATAGATGTAGATACTGCTCTTGAAGAAATCGTAGATGCTACGGCGGTATCTACCAATACATTTACAATCACCCGAGCCATTGATGGTTCATCTGCACAGTCACACTCAGCAGGTGCAGTAGTAAGACATATGGCTATCGGTAGAGATTACCGTGATGCTAACCTACATACCCAGGCTTCTGCCTCTTACAATGATGGCGATGGTAATGCCCAGTCAATGCACGGCATTGCATCTGGTGAAGGTGATGTAGTAGGTACAGCCAAGACACAGACTCTTACTAACAAGACTCTTACTAGCCCAACAATTTCTAACCCTACCCTTACAGGTACACCTTCTGCTGAAGCAAGCATTGTCTTTGAAGGCTCTACAGCAGATGCCTATGAGACTACCCTGACTGTAGTTGACCCTACTCAGGATAATACAATCACCCTACCTAATACCACAGGTACGGTAGTCATTGCTGATGCTACTCAGACCCTGACCAATAAGACCCTGACCAGCCCTACCATCTCTGGTAGCCCTGTCATCACTGGTCTATCTAGCGCAGGTATGGTTGCTTCCTCTGCTACCCCTAAAGATTATGTAGATGCAATCCTAGGCTCTGCAACGGCTGCAGCAACCTCAGCAGCCAGTGCTGCTACCAGTGCTGCTAGTGCTGCAACCAGTGCTACAAGTGCCTCTAATAGCGCTACAGCCTCGGCAACGAGTGCCTCAGCAGCAGCCACAAGTGCAACCAGCGCTGCTACCTCAGCCACTTCTGCAGCCGCCTCTGCTACGGCAGCGGCTACTAGTGCTACTAGCGCAGCAGCAAGTGCATCGGCTGCTTCTACCTCTGAGACTAATGCTGCTACCTCTGCTTCATCGGCTGCTACATCAGCCTCATCTGCTTTAACTAGCGCTAATAGCGCCAGCACATCTGCTACTAATGCTGCTAACTCAGCAACTGCTTCGGCTACATCAGCCAGCGCAGCAGCAACCAGCGCCACAAGCGCTGCTGCTAGTGCTACTGCTGCAGCAACTTCTGCTTCTAGTGCAGCAACATCTGCATCATCTGCTCTGACTTCAGCCAACTCTGCTGCTGTATCTGCAGCAAGTGCTGCTGCTGCTGTCGCAGCATCTTTTGATGCTAAGGGAGATTTACTAGTAGGTACAGGGGCACAAGCCTTTGACCAACTCACAGTTGCTGCAACTGCTGGATATATTTTGGCAGTTAACTCTGCAACATCTACAGGACTTGAATGGGTTGCCCCTAATCAGGGCGACATTACAGCAGTATCTGCTGGCACAGGAATTACAGTAGCAAGTAGCACTGGTCCAATTCCTACAGTATCTCTTGATACTACTAGCGTATATGTTGTACCTAGCCAGACAAGCCAGAGCGGTAAGTATCTAACAACTGATGGCTCTAGTGCTTCTTGGGCAACAGTAGATGCTCTACCAAGCCAGACAGGAAACTCAGGAAAATATTTGACCACAGACGGAAGCACCGCTTCGTGGGCAGCAATTACAACTGACCCTACACCAACAGCGTTGCTGTTCGGTGGGATGTAACTTAAGGAGAAATAAATGCCAACAACCTATAAAGTCCTTGGGCAATCAAACCCATCGGCAACAACAGCAACAACCCTATACACAGTACCGTCTGCTACTCAGACTATTGTTAGCACCATTACAGTATGTAACCAAGCAGCAACTGCTGGTACTTACCGTATTGCAGTGCGCCCAGATGGAGCATCTCTAGCAGCACAGCACTATGTCGCATACGACATCAGCCTACCTGCTAACACATCAGATACTCTGACTCTTGGACTAACCCTTGGTGATACTGATGTAGTAACCGTCTATGCCTCATCTGCTAACTTCTCATTCAATGCTTATGGAAGCGAGTTATCTTAATGTCAACAGGAAGATTAGGTGCGGGTGATACCGCAATACAACCTACCATCTTTGATGCTAAAGGGGATTTACTTACCGCTACTGCGGGGGACACCCCTGCTCGTATTGCCGTAGGTAGCAACGGGCAATATCTCAAGGCTGATAGCACTACTGCTACTGGACTTGCTTGGGCTACCCTGCCTTCTAGTGGCAAAGTGTTGCAGGTTGTTAGTGCGACTTATTCAACAGAAACAACAGTTGCATCAGAAACATTTACTGATACAGGATTATCTCTAGCAATTACACCTTCATCAGCATCAAGTAAGATTTTAGTAATTGTTTCACAGGTAGCCTATGTTTATCGAGAAGTATCGCCTTCTGCTGGTGCATATAAGATTTTAAGAGGAGCAACAGATATAGTAGTAGTGGATGCATCTAACCAAATGGCTATGGGTATTTTTGCGGGAACAACAGGAATACCAAATCTAGGTATAAGAGGCATCATTAATTATACTTATTTAGATTCCCCAGCAACTACTTCATCAACAACTTACAAAACTCAAGGTCGCGCTTTTGCTACTGCTAACGCAGGTTCAATAGTTTTTAACTCAGACCCTTCTCAAATTACTTTGTTAGAAATAGGTGCATAATGTCCATTTACTTAACTAAAGCAATTCAAAAATTAAAACCAACTGCTCAATTTTCTTATGTTGATAACGATTACTCAACTATTAAATGGAATATTCTAGAAGGCGAAGCACCGACTCAGGCTGAGATAGATGCTGCTATTGAGCAAGTCAAGGCGGATGAAGCACAGGCTGAAGCAACCAAGGCAGCACAAAAGCAAGCCTTACTAAACCGTCTTGGCATTACAGAAGATGAAGCAAAACTACTACTGGGGGGTAACTAACAGTGGCAACAGGAAGAATAGGTACTACACCAGTACTGCAAGTTCGCTGGTCTAAGGCACCTAGCGCTGGTACAACCAGCCTATCTGGACTAGACGACAACTCAGTATCACTGGTCTACTCAGTAGGGTATGAGGCTGTATACCGCAACGGTGTATTGCTATCTCGTGCTAATGACTATACCGCTACTGACGGAACTACTATTACTCTAATTGATGCCACTATTGCTGGCGACATCATTGAAGTATTTGCTAATCAGACAATCCCACTAGCAGATACCTACTCACAGACAGTAGCCAATGGTAAGTTCATCAACAATACTTTGACTACTACCACTGGCGACATCATCTATGCCTCTGCTGCTAATACTCCAGCAAGGCTTGGAATTGGTAGCACGGACCAAGTACTGAAAGTATCTGGTGGTATCCCTGCTTGGGGTGCTGCTAGTGGTGGATTAACTTTGATTACAAATCAGGCTTTTACAACAGTTTCATCTTATTCATTACCAGCCAACACTTTTACAACCACCTATAACAATTATGAAATTCATTTAGATATTACTGCTTTTAGCGCTAGTAATACTTTTATTGGAAGGTTGCGTTCAGGCAGTACTGATTTAGCAGATAATGATTATCAAAATAATGAAATAAGGCAAACAAGTACTACTGTAACTGCGGCAGACGCTGCTGCAACTTCACTTCCTATTGGCGATGTTAACAGCAACACTAATTATCAAATGAAAATGACTTTATTTAAGCCAATGTTAGCAGTTAAAAAATGGTATATGTTGCATAGATATCATTACACTCAGGCAGGAACTTGGATGCAGGTCGTTGGCGCAGGTCGCATTGATGATGCTGCTACCTTTGATTCATTTAGTTTTATTCCAGGCTCAGGCACAATGACAGGAAGGGTTTATGTATATGGCTACAACATCTAACGAAATAAAAATACAAATTGGAGAAGAAGTTAAAGTGTTGTCGGCTGATGAGGCGGTTGCTTTTGAGGCTATGCGAGATGAGATTAACGCATCTGCTGCCCAAATTAAAGCAGAATTAGAAAACAAGTTAAATGCTCGCAAAGCGGTTCTAGCCAAATTAGGTTTGAGTAATGATGAAGTTAATTTAATTCTTAATTTAGATGAACCTACTGGAGGTAACTAATGCCAATAACAAAAGCAACAGCATCATCTATTGCTCCCGCAGCCAAAGGAGATTTGGTTGTAGGTAGTGCTACTAATGATGCTTCTGTATTAGCAGTAGGTAGCGCTAATCAGGTTCTAACGGTTGACTCCTCAACAAGTACAGGGTTGAAGTGGGCTGCGCCTGCAAGTGGTGCTTATGTGTTAATTAAGAGGTCAACTTTTACAACTGTTTCCGATACTTCAACCACTTTTGATAATGTTTTTAGCAGCACATACAAAAATTATGTTGTGACAATAAATTACTTAGGCTCAAGTAGCGGCGCTGAATTATATTTTCGCACAAGAGGCAGCGGAACTACCAGAATAGCAAACTATCAGGGTCTTTCTAATGCTTGGAATCCATCAGGAACAAATGACCAAATAACCCAAAGTAATACCAATCAATTCACCCTTTGTAGAGTTGCTTCTTCAGAGACAGGTTTAGTCGTATTAAATGTCAGCGATATTGGTGATGGTGCAGATTTAGCAATTTGGCACGGCACTTTTTATGGCTGGGCTAATGATAGAGGTGGTTTAATTCACGGCGGTAATTTTGGCAGCACAAGCAACGATGGTTTTATTTTATCGGCATCAACGGGAACAATAACAGGTCAAGCAGCAGTCTATGGATTGGCGATTTCATAATGACACTTAATCAAATAAAAGAACAATTAAAATCTGAATATCCAACTCTTAAAAGTGGAAGCGAAGAAATTGGCTATACAGAATTATCAACTCAAGAATATGAGGCAACTATAAATGCTTGGGCAGAAAATGCTTACGCTAAAGAATTAAAGGCACAGGAAGCCGAAGCGCAAGCAGAGGCTAAAGCAGCCTTGTTAAATCGTTTGGGCATTACTGCCGATGAAGCCAAATTGCTTTTAGGCTAAGCACAATCTATAAAGATAGTGCAGTAATATAACCATAACGAAAGCAGGGGACAATGATACAAAAGCAAGAGACAGTGGCTATCGGTTGGTGCGATAATGGCACCACCGATGGTAAGTTTACTGAAGGATTAATGACAGCAGTAATTGCTGGTCCTAACAACGGTATGAAAATTAGTACCAGTATACGTGTGCAGGGTAATCAGATAGGCAGACAACGCCAGATACTCTTTGATTACTGGGCAGATAAACTTAAGACAGACTGGATACTATGGGTAGATTCAGACATAGTTCTAACTCTTGAGGCTATGCAGAAACTCTGGCAGACAGCCGATAAGGTAAACCGTCCAGTAGTCAGCGGTGTTTACTTCATATCTAAAGAGAACGAGGGCAGTCTTATGCGCCCGTTTCCAGTTCTATTTGATGATGTAGATGAGTTCCAAGTTCGCTATCACCACCCATTACCAGAGAATCAGGTAATCAAGTGTGACTCAGCAGGCTTTGGATTTGTGCTTATGCACAAGTCTATAGTTCCTAAGATGAGGGCTGCCTATCCTGGTCAGTCTATGTTTATGGAACGCGGTGATGCTGATGACAGTAAGTTTATCGGCGAAGATATTATCTTCTTCCGCCGTATGAAGAAGGCTGGCATACCACTACACGCCCATACTGGAGCACTGGTAAAGCATATGAAACGCTTTAGCGTTGACTATGACTACTATGCATTGTATTGGGCTAATGAACATTTAAAGACAAAACTGAAGGAACAAGAGCAACAAGTTCAAGAGTAATGTCTTAAGTAGTCAATGGCTGACTGGAGGTACTCAGGGTTATCTTTGAAGTACCCCAGCCCAGCATTACACTGAACGCAAAGTAAGCCTCTTGGTTGTAGGGTTGTATGGTTATGGTCACAAGACCAATCCGATAGACCAGGTTTATCTGTTTTGCAAATAGCACAACGATTGCCCTGTTGGTCTACTAGAAGATTATATCTTTCTATATCCCATCCAGGATTTCTACGTTTGTTTTGAGCCCTAATAGTATCTTTATTATTTGCTCTATATTTTGTTTTATAGGTTCGCAAACATTCTTTACACCTAGACTCTAAACCGCTCTTGCGGTTTTTTCTAGAATAAAAACTATCTTTTGTTTTAGTTTGTTTGCAACCAGCACAAGTTTTCATTATGGCATTATGGCACAAGCATTAGGCTTTGTCAAAGATTATGGAGGTGCATCATCGCTGGGAGAGATATTACAGAAGGTCGCTCTAGTAGAGCGATTGCTGTTGATGTAGGTGTAGTTGCTACTGATTCCATCTGGCAGAACACCGACATTGCATACGATACTGCGCTAGGCGGTATGCCGTTTATCTATGCTATTAGTGATACTAAACCCTATGTCCGTCAGACTGCTCCTTTTAGAAAAGAACAGTTTGATAATCAGACAGAACCAGGTGAGCAGTCGCTCACTGGTTGGTGGCTCCGTAGCCAGTCCTCTTTTCACGAAGGGACTGGCATTACTTTTTATGACCCAGGACTTATTCCAGGTGAAGGCACATCTCGCTTTGCCGATAGCAAAGGTGTAGATGTATGGACAGAAGGCGAAGTAACCCTTCTTAATAATACTGCTAGCGCTCACTACACAAGTGGTGTTGTTCGTGCTAATGGTAAGCCAAGTCAGATTGCTCGCAGCATTCAATGGTCTGGCACTAATGGCATACTACTGTTAGATGAATATGATGTTGATAAAATTGCAGCAGATGGAACTGATACTCATTTTATTGACTATGCTGCTGGCACAGATAATCCAGTCCTTGCTATATGTGATGATGGTATTAATGCCTATTGGGTAACTGCAATCCTTGACTCAGGTGTAGACAAGACTGCTGTATACAAAAAGCCATTAACTGGCGATGCCTCTACATCTAATACTTTGCTATTTAGTAGCAGTTCTATTGTTGCTAATGAAGCAACTATGGAATATGTAAAAGACCGCATTGTTATGGCGGTTAATAATAAGATTTTTGAATTTGCTACAAATGCATCTGCTCTACCTACTGCAGTCTATACCCATACCAGTACTAGCGTAGTATTTACTAGCGTAACTGCTTCTGGTACTGCCATATATGTATCTGCTTTTGAGGGCATCCAGTCATACATCTACAAGTTTACCTTGAGCACAAGCACTGGTTCTATGCCTTCATTGACCAGTGCTATCACTGCTGCTCAGATGCCTACTGGTGAAAAGATATTTAAGATTGAATACTACTTAGGCTATATGTTAATCGGTACCAATAAGGGTATCCGAGTAGCAACTGTAAGTGATGACGGCTCAATTATCTATGGGCCTTTGATGATTGAAACTAGCCAGCCTGTATATGACTTTGCATTCCGCGATAGATTTGTTTGGGCTACAACAGGAGTAGCGGGCGAAGGCGGAGTTGTTCGTATTGATTTAGGTAATGACTTAGGTGGCCTGCGCTTTGCTTATGCCAATGACTTATGGCTAGACAATGGAGTTACTGGCTATGTCACAACCTCCTGCGCTTTTGCTGGGGAAACAGATAGGCTTGTATTTGTCACTACTGCTGTTAATCGTGGCACAATTACTAATAAAGAGTTAACCTCTAACGTAGCCACACTTACTACATCAGCAGCACACAATCTAGAGGTCAGCGATAGTATCTGGGTAGAAGGCGTAGATGCTACATTCAATGGTCAATACACAGTTACTGCAGCAACAACTACAACATTTAGTTATACAAAGGCAGCCACAAACGTAGCCTCAACAGCAGTATCATCAGCCACGGCGCTAGTTAATGAAACTGGTACTATCAATATAGAATCATCTGGCGAGAAGATGACTGATGGTTATCTACAGACAGGCTACATTAGATACAACACACTAGAGCCTAAAAACTTTAAGCGTCTATTAGGACGCGGTGATTTTACCTACGGCTCTATGACTTTAGAAACTGTAGATTCAGATGGTACAGAATATGATGTTGTTAGTTATGATGTATCAGTTCCACCAGTAGAGGTAACTACTAGCCAGCCAGCAGGTGCCCAAGAATACATAGCCTATAAGTTTATTCTTTATAGAGATGGCACTGATAATACAAAGGGTCCTACCTTCAAGGGCTATCAGGCAAAGGCTACTATCGCTACACCTAGACAGCGAGTAATTAAGTTTCCTGTTTTCTGTTACGACATAGAGACAGATAAATACAATGTAATGGTTGGCTATGAAGGTCGTGCTAATGACCGTATCGGACAACTAGAATCCATAGAAGAAAATGGTGACATTGTTACTTGGCAG